GGACACTTCGATGCCCCCGCCACCGCAGCGCACTACATCAACTGTGCGATCAGGGAGATCGAACGGCTGCAGCGGGAGTGTGGCGAGGCACGGCGGGAACTTTGCCGCATCGAAAGTAGTGCATCAGGAAATCCAAACATGACGAGCAATCACAACAAGATCGCAGCAGATGAGTTTTGCAACAAGACGCACACTTCACCGATTGAGGCTTATGTCGCCAATCGAATCTATGAGTTGGAGACGCAGGTGAATCGGCTGAAGCAGGAGCGGGACACGCTACGCGCCCAGCGCGACGAGGCAAGGCGGGAAGCCTGTGGACATGGTGAAACTATCGGTGGAGCCCTGTTGGAGGCAGAATTGCGTGGATGGGACTGCTTCAAACAGGAGGACGGCAAGTGAGCAAAGTAACTCTTATCGATAAGATGGGCAACGATGACTCCGTGGTCAATGCTGCCCGTGTCTCCTTCTCCAAGGAAGCCAGTTTTTACTCTTTAGAGAGCAATGCCAAACTGATCAACTATTTGGCAAAGCACAACCACTGGTCGCCCTTTGCACACACTTGCCTTTCCTTCCGCATCAAGGCTCCGATCTTTGTGGCTCGACAACTGGCCAAGCACCAGATCGGCCTTGCGTGGAACGAGGTCAGCCGCCGCTATGTGCGTACGGATCCTGAGGCATGGAGGCCAATTGCACTTCGCAAGGCGGCAGCCAATGTCAAGCAGGGCAGTTCTGCAGAACTTGTGGACAATGATCGAAGCATTGTTGATTTCAATTACGCAGTTGGTATTGCAATGCGTACCTATGAACAACTTCTTCGTGATGGCGTGTGTCCTGAACAAGCCCGAGCCGTGCTTCCCCAAGGCATGATGACGGAATGGATCTGGACTGGCTCTCTCTACGCTTTCTTCCGTGTTGTTTCGCAGCGCACCAAGCCTGAGGCACAGGAGGAGACCATGAGTGTGGCTCTTCAGATTGATTCTCATTGCCTTGAGATGTTTCCAGTCTCTTGGACAGCCCTACTTAGGACCAACGAATGATCACCAGATCGATGAAACGAATCGTCCTGACCATTGTCGAGGCATCTCGTGAAGTGTCGGATGCTTGGAAGCGTCATAAAACAAATTGCTCACTTGAGCAAGTAAAATTTCTCAATGCAATGAGTAAATTGGAGAAGGCAGTCGAACGTCTAGACAGGATAAGCAATGCGCGAGAGAAAACTGACTGATCAGCAGATCACCGAGATTCAGGCTCTGGCCAAGACACCCATAAAGAAGGTGGACATAGCCAAGAAATATGGCGTTAGCCCACAGTTGATATCCACGGTAATCAGGTACGGATATGAAAGCCGTCCAAATAAGTATCGCGGTATCCCCGCAGGGCTAGAGCCGGAGAGTTGGGAGGCGCTTGCAAAGGAGTTCAATGCTAGGTATCCTCACGAACCGGGCATCAGCGCAAATGAGGCAAAGAGCATTCACGACATTGCCCTGAAGAAGATTTCCGCATACTGGGCATCGAAGGGAATCACGAAAGCGGACGAAGTCTAGAGTCTATAAGGAGAACGCCATGAACATTTACTTTGATATTGAAACGAACGACATCCACGATTGGATCCACTTGTCTGATGTGAAGACCGTGCTTTGCATGGCCGTCAGCATCGATGGCGAAGACCCCAAGATCGTGGACATCAAGGATGGCCTGACGCTGCTGCAGAATGCAGATCAGATCATCGGACACAACATCCAGTCATTTGACATCCCGGCTCTTCAGAAGTTGTATCCCACGTTTAAGCCAGATCCTGCAAAGGTTGTGGACACACTTCTCATGTGCCGTCTGCTTCATGCAGATCAGCGAGAGCGGGACTTTCAGATCAAGGCCCTGCCGAAGGAGTTGGTTGGCAGTCAGTCGCTGAAGGCTTGGGGCATTCGTCTTGGCATTGCCAAGGGCGAGGCTCCTGACTTTACCAAGGACACCGAGCAACTGCGGGAGTACTGCAAGCAGGATGTTCGTGTTACTGCGGCTCTGCATCAGCACCTCCTCAACCACCCATCCATGCCTAGTGCGGCTACAGCGGCGACTCTGGAGCATCAGTTCGCAGCCATCATCCGTGAGCAGGAGCGCGTTGGCTTCCCCTTTGACATTGAGGCTGCTCAGCGTCTGCACGGAACCCTGCTTAAGGATCAACTGGATATTGAGCAGAAACTGCAGGAGGTCTTCCCTCCCATCGTGACGGAGCGCAGGTCAGAAAAGACTGGTAAGCGTCTGAAGTCCAAGGTTGAGATCTTCAATCCCGGCAGTCGAACGCAGATTGCTTATCGTTTGATGACAAAGTACTCATGGGCTCCAACTGAGTTGACTCCCGATGGCAAGCCCCGCGTTGACGAGGCTGTACTGGCTTCGCTCGACTACCCCGAGGCCAAGATCCTGAGCCGCTACCTGACCGTTCAGAAGCGTCTGGGACAACTGGCAGACGGTGACGAGGCTTGGCTCAAGGCGGTGGCTCCTGATGGCCGTCTGCATGGCCGTGTGAACACCAACGGAGCCATCACGGGCCGCTGCACCCACCGCAGTCCGAACATGGCTCAGGTTCCCACGGACAAGGAGTACCGCAGCCTGTTTGTTCCTTCCCGTGGCAAGGTGCTTGTTGGCGTGGATGCCTCTGGTCTGGAACTGCGCTGCCTCGCTCACTACCTTGGCAAATATGACGGTAAGAAATACGCCCAAGAAATTCTTACTGGAGACATCCATTGGAGCAACGCCATTGCCTTCGGCCTCATCAAGGATGTGCCGCAGGACAAGGCCAACCCGGAACATAAGGCAGCCCGCAATCAGGCCAAGGGCGCGATCTATGCGCTGATCTATGGCGCAGGGAACGACAAGTTGGGCATGGTCCTTGGCGGCGACAAGCGGCGAGGGGCCAACGCTCGTGCCAACTTTGAGGCCAAGGTTCCTGCGTACACGCGGCTCAAGGCTGATGTTGCCCTATCGCTTGCATCCAATGGGTTCCTGCGTGGTCTAGACTTTAGACCGTTGTATCCCCGTTCTGAATACGCAGCACTCAATACGCTGCTTCAGTCTGCAGGTGCAGTCGTGATGAAGAAGGCTTGCGTCAATGCATGGGTACAGTTTGACAAGCAGCCTGTGAAAATGGATGTTGAACAGGTTGCTTCGGTCCATGACGAATATCAGTTCATGGTTTCCAAGAACTACGCAGAGTCGGTTGGTAATATTGTCGTATGGGCTATTCAACAGGCGGGAGCAGATTTCGATTTCCGTTGTCCTCTGGACGGCGAGTACCGCGTGGGGGCCAACTGGGCAGAAACACATTGAATGCCTATGCAGCCGGACTGCTTGATGGCGAGGGCTGCATTCGTTGGAACAAGAGCCCAAGCATTGAAGTCACGAACAAACATTATGGAGTGCTTGTTTCAATGCAGGAAAAGTGGGGTGGCAGCGTCAGGATTAAGGAGAAAGGCGTTTACGTCTGGACCCTCTATGGAAAGAAAGCCCTGACCTACCTCTCCTGCGTGGCTCGATACAGCATCATCAAGCACTCACAGATCTGCGCCTTGTTTCAGGCGGCTGCAGCAACCATAAAGTCAGAACGACTTAGACACATCAAAACCCTTAAGAGACTTAAGAATGTCTACACCAATTGAGTACATGACGGATGATGAACTAGTCCACGAACTGAAACGGCGTTTCGATGAACTGGTGTTTGTCGGGTTCAGCACGAAGGGAAAGAACAGCGACAACTACAGCATCTGCGTCAAGTCCACAATGCACGGAGCCTTTGGACTTATTGAAGTCCTTGGTCGGGCTGCTGAAGCCCAGATGGATGAATGAAAATGAGAACGCTACTTGTCGATGGTGACATCCTGATCTATGGCATCTGCTCTGCGGTGGAGTATGTTGCCCGCTTTGATGACGATACCGATGTTGCATTTTGCAACAACAAAGAAGCCCTGCACCTCTGCGAGACCACCATTCGGTCGTGGATGACAAAGTTGAATGGTGGCTTCGCGGTGCTTGGGTTCACGGGCAAGGACAACTTCCGCAAGCATATCTTCCCGACCTACAAGGCCCACCGTAAGGCTTGTCGCAAGCCCTGTGGATACAAGGCCGTGAAGGAGATGCTGAGCAAGGCATACTGCGTCAAGGAAGAGCCGATGCTTGAGGGAGATGACATCATCGGCATCCTGCAGACTGAGGGCTCCTACATCAATCCCATCATCATCTCTTCCGACAAGGATCTCAAGTGCATTCCCGGAATGCTCTGGAATCCCGACAAGGACGAGGAGCCAGTCCTGATCACCAAGGAAGAGGCTGATCGCAACTGGCTGATGCAGACCCTGACTGGCGACAAGACCGATGGCTATCCGGGACTGGAAGGAGTAGGTCCGGTGACCGCAGCCAAGATCCTCAAGAACGGTACATGGAGTGAAGTTCTGGAGGCTTATACTAACAATGGATTTAACGAGGAGTATGCGCTTACTCAGGCTCGTTGCGCCCGCATCCTTCGCCACGGCGAATACAACTGGGAAACCAAGGAAGTATCTCTATGGAAGCCATGAATCGTACGCGACTGCTAGCAATGCATAAGGAACTGTGTGATGAAGCCCGTGCGCTCTCTGAGCGTAAAAACCATGATTACAGCGGGGGGAAGGACGATAAGCACCCCTTTCTGAACTTTACCCGCTGCGAGTCTATGGGGATCTGCAAGACGGAGGCCGGGATCATGGTTCGCCTGACGGACAAGATGTCCCGGCTCTCTACCTTCCTGACTACCGGAGAATTCAGGGTTAAGGATGAAGCCCTGCGGGACACCGTCCTTGATATGATCAATTATGTCATTATTCTGTACGCATTCATCCAAAGCGCAAAGGAAACAGATGAATAATAACATATCTAAGGATAGCGTGTTTCCTCCGATTTCCGAAGAACTGCTGCGGGTGCTTTCTGATCTGTACCCGGAGCGGTGTGCCAAGATTGGGGAAACAGTCCAAGAAATTTACTTTTATGCGGGACAACGTGCGGTGTTTTTGCACCTGCAGCGTGTCTTCAATGATCAAAACGAGTCGCTTCTAGATTAATAGGGAAAACCACATGGCTTCTTATTGGGAACGAATGGCTTATGAGGCTGATATGCAAGCGGCACGAAATAAAGCCGCCGGACTCACTCCTGAAGCCCCTGTTTATTTTGCCGGATGGGAACGAGCCCCTATTGCAAATTCTTTTGCCGGATGGTGGCGAAACGATGCAGGTGTTCCTAATGCGAATGCTTACACCGCGCCGCAAAAGAGCGCATCGGCGGCTCCTAAGGCTAATCCCCCGAAGACCCCAAAGCCTCCCAAGGCTCCCAAGGCTCCCAAGGCTCCTAAACTTTATTCCAAGGTGTTTTCAGACGAAAAGACGTATGCAGCGGATGGCACAAAGACTAAAGTTGCCCGCGACCCCTCAATGCTGAACAAGGCGGGGCTTAAGAAATATACGTCTGATCGTTTGGGTATTAAGTCCACTTATACCGAACCAAAGAATACCGAAACTTCGGTTGCCAAGAGCAATACAGGGCGACTCAAGGTTGCTCGTGGAGCGCAGTTTATGGGTAAGTCTAGCCTTGTAATTAAGAAAGCAAACTAAATGAAGAAAAATAAAGCCCTTAAGATTGAAAAAAAGCGTAATAAATTTCTTATTCAGAAAGCAGGATGCTAATGTGTTTCCTAGCAGCAATGATGGCGGGCGCCGCTAACAAGCCGAAACAGCCCGACCCCCTTGCGGGTTTTGTGGCCCCAACGCGAAATATCGTTAATCCTTTTACTTCTCAAGTGACTCGTTATAACGATCTTGAAAGCGAATCAGATTACTTGGAGCGAAATAGAGTGGCGAAGAAGGCGTTTGAAGCCAACCCCGCAAACGCAGGAAAGACGTATGTCCGCGATGCGCGGCGGCATGATGGGAACAGACAGGAACGACTTAGTGACTTTCATCAGCGCCAGAGAGACGAAAAGGCTGCCTTTGATGCTTCTGATCTGGGCAAGGCAAATGAATCGGATGCTGCCTACCAAGCACGAGTTGCGGCGGCAAAGCAGGAGTATATCAACAGCCACCCCGCAGCAGCCTCGGCAGCATCGTCAACTACCGGAGCCACCGGAGCCACTTCAGTAGCAAGCAAAGATCGCATCGCTACCAAATTGAAGCAAAAGGCAGCACAGAGAGCCTCACGAGCATCAAGCGGACGCGCTATGCTACGCATTGGTCGCTAACAAGAAACAGGAGCCCTAGGTGTCAGGAAAAGAACTATATTCTAAACTCGCAGCACAGCGTTTTACCTATTTGGAACGCGCTCGTGACTGCGCTCGTTTGACCCTGCCACACCTGTTTCCGGATGAGGGAGATCAGAGTAGCCGTAAGTTTGTTACTCCATATCAATCCGTGGGTGCGCGAGGTGTCAACAATCTGGCCTCGGCTCTGCTGCTTTCGCTACTGCCCCCGAACTCGCCCTTCTTTCGTTTTGTGATTGATGAGGCAGCCGTAAAGAATCTACAGCAACTCTCCCCTAGCGCCCAAAGCGAAACAGAGCAAAGTCTGTCGCAAATGGAGCGCCTGATTATGCGAGAAATTGAGGGACTGAGCGTTCGTGTCCCGCTGTTTGAAGCCGTTAAGCAACTGATTGTTGGCGGCAACACTCTGCTGTATTTTCCTGACGAAGGCCCAATGCGTGTTATTCGTCTTGATCGTTATGTGGTCAAGCGGGATCCGATGGGCAACGTCCGCAGGGTCATCCTAAAGGAAACCATTTCCCCTGCAATGCTTCCTCCGGAAATACAGGCTGCGGTTCAGACCACCCTGAATTCTCTTGAAGACACCGTAGACCTGTATACCTGCTGCCATGTCATGGACAATGAGCAGGTCGAGGTGTACCAAGAAGTTGGTGGCATGGAGATTCCCGGATCATATATGATCTATCCAATCGAACGCAGCCCCTTTCTTGCCTTGCGAATGCATCGTGTGGACGGCGAGGACTACGGTCGTGGCTATGTAGAGCAGTACTTTGGCGACTTGGTGTCTTTGGAAAGCCTGTCCAAGAGCATCGTGGAAGCCGCTTCGGCATCTGCTAAGGTGCTGTTCCTCGTGAACCCTGTCGGCACCACCCGTGCTTCCAAGTTGGCAAAGGCTCCTAACGGAGCGATTATTGAGGGAATGTCTACTGACGTTACGGTGCTTCAGGTGGCTAAGTCAGCAGATCTTGGTGTTGCTTTGCAGACGATGGGGGCCATCAACGAGCGTCTTTCCTACGCCTTCTTGCTGACTGAAGCCTCAGTTCGTAATGCAGAACGTGTAACTGCTGAAGAGATTCGTCTAGTCACGCAGAGCATTGAGCGTCAACTTGGCGGCATCTACAGCATCCTATCTCAGGAGTTCCAGTTGCCTTTGGTTCATCGAATGATGGATCGGCTGACGAAGGCTAAGAAGATGCCTAAGATTGATAAGAAGTACATCACTCCTACAATCGTTACAGGTATTGATGCTCTTGGTCGCGGAAACGATTTGAGCCGTTTGGATCTTTATTTGCAAGGTATTGCTCAGATTCTCGGTCCCGGCGGTATTCAGCAGTATATTGACTTCAGAGAATACCTGAACCGCCGTGCTGCAAGCCTTGGAATTGATGTTACGGGCTTGCTGAAGACTGATGAGCAGATTCAGGGTGAGATGGAAGCCGCGCAGCAACAGCAAATGCAGCAGGATCTCATGCCACAGACCGCAAAGACCGTCGGAAACATTATTGAGAAGCAACAGACACCCCAATGAGTAACCATCAACAAATCGACATTGTCCGAGACACCGCTACTTCTAATAACGAAGTGGACGCTCTAGCCGTAGCACGGGCTGCTCAGGAAACCGAACAGGCTGAGAAGCGCCCTGAGCGTCCTGAGTGGCTTCCTGAAAAGTTCACGAAGCCTGAGGAGTTGGCTGCTGCCTATGCCTCGCTTGAAACCAAGTTAACTTCTTCGGGTAAGTCGCTTGATTCCCTTGATGATTACTCAGATGAGTTTGCAAAGACAGGCACCCTAAGCGAAGCGTCTGTGCAAGAGATTGTGGATCTTGGCATTCCTGAAGCAACTGTTCGTGCTTATGTTGCCGGACAGGAGGCGCTTGCCGAAGCCAACGTCAAGAGCATTATGGAAGTTGCCGGAGGTGAGCAGCAGTATAACGCTCTAGTGTCTTGGGCTCAGAATAACATTCCTGAAGAGCATATTGATGCCTACAACTCTATTATGGAAAGTGGAGACACGGCTACCATCAAGATGGCTATTTCCGGACTCAAAGCCCGATATGAGCAGACCAATGGTTCTATGGGAAAGCCCGGACGGCTGCTTCAGGGCGGTACTACGACCGAAAGCGGTGGTACCTTCCGTAGTGTTGCTGAGATTGTCAGCGCCATGAGCGATCCCCGTTATTCAAAGGATCCTGCTTATCGCGCCGATGTTGAACGTCGAATTGCCACTTCTAACGCCTTTGGAGGATCCCGATGAAGAAGCCAACTGATTTCAAGACTACTGCTCTTGGTATTGCCACCATTCTTACTGTGCTTTCCGCCGCTGTTGTGGCACTCTTTGATGGAGATCCTGCTACTAACTTTGATATTGCAACCGTGGTTGCAGGAGTTACTGCGGGGTTTGGCCTGATCTTTGCCAAGGATGCTGAGAAGAAGGTTGAACCCTAATGTGGGGATGGGTAGGTGAGTTAGTTACCGCCATTCTCAAGTTCTTTGAACGGATGGTTTCCAAGGAAACATATGTCAATCAAGCCGACCCAACTGCTAATGGTATTAGGGAGCGTTTTGCTGAGCGGGTGCGGAAGTTCCGTGCTGCTCGTGCAATCGGGGACTCCCGTCCAACTAGCGGAGCCTGTGGAGGCGCGGGTGTTTGTAGTTCAGAAGGACGGAACAAAGATCAAGTCGGCTAATCGTGTAGAAATCCCCGCCGGATGGTGGGCTGCTGATGTGCCTGAAGAACCCGGCATTGCGCCGGAGAGCGTACCCTGACGACAAGTCTGAGTGGTGCGTCTAACCGGAACCCTATAGAGGAATCTATGGGGTTCTTTTCATTTGTGCATAATTTTAGATGGATTGTGCATAAACTGCTATGACTGCTTTTAGCCCCTTGCGAGGGAGAACTCTAAGCGCGTTACAGCAAACCCTTCTTCTATCTAATCATTTACTAATTTAGGAAAGAAAACAACTATGGGACAGTTTACTGATCCGTCACGCCTTGGTCTAGTTAACAACTCTGGTACTGATACCGAAGCACTTTTTCTGAAGATCTTCAGCGGTGAAATTGTTACGACCTTTGAAAAGGCTAACATTATGATGCCTCTCCATCGTGTCCGCACGATTCAGAGTGGTAAGTCCGCAATCTTCCCCGTCACCGGAACGGCAGCAGCGGGTTATCACACCCCCGGCGAGTCTGTTCTTTCGCAGTCATCGTCCACTACGACTACCTATGGAACGCAGACTTCCGGCGGTGCTGTTGGTACTTTGACCGCTCCTGTTGAATCGACTGTTCAGAGTTCTAAGTATCTCAACAAGTTCAAGCACAACGAGCGCACCGTCTTCATCGACGATATTCTCGTGTCTTCGACCTTCGTTGCAGATATCGATGAGATGAAGAATCACTACGATGTTCGCTCCATCTACTCGACTGAAATTGGGCGCTCCTTGGCCTACGTTGCAGACAAGAACCTGATCCGCACCGTTATCGGTGGCGCTCGTGCAACCACGGATCGCTTTGCAGGATCTGATGCTGCGTATCTTGGTGCTAAGATTCCTTGTGGTACCACCACCTACACTCTGACCTCTGCAAGTATTCTTGCAGGTTTTGCAAATGCGGCTCAGAAGATGGATGAGCGCAACGTGCCGAACGATGAGCGTTTTGCCGTGGTGACTCCTGAGGTTTACTACACCCTGCTCGGTGGTAACAGCGATGCAATTAACCGGGACTTCTCCCCGGACAACGGCTCTATTGCAACGGGCCAGATTGCCTCGGCATACGGCATCCGTATTCTGAAGAGCAATCACATTCCGCAGACCGATGAAAGCAGCGGTTCTAGCGTTCACAACAATGCGGGTGTTCGTAACAACCCGAACGGTGGTTCTCTTAAGTACTCCGGTATCAACTACAACACCTCCAATGCAAAGACTCAGGGGATCATCTTCCACCGTGAGGCTGTTGCAACGGTGAAGTTGCTTGATCTGTCGCTTGAGACTGACTACATCATGGAGCGTATGGGTACGCTGATGCTTGCTAAGTACGCAATGGGCCACAACGTCCTGCGCGAAGAGTGCTGCTATGAACTGCAGTCTTCTTCGGCAGGTTCGCAGTATACTGCCTAATTGAGTTACTAGGTTTAAGAGAGGGCGGTTCCCTAAGTTGGGTTCCGCCCTCTCTTTTCTTTGTCTATCTTTCTAGGATCCTAGAATGGCTCTAACAAAAACAAACAAACTACAGGCAATCAACACGATGCTTTCGGCCATTGGAGAGCCGCCTGTTAACTCGTTGGCAGCCCAACGCGCAGACTCGCTGATTGCTCAAACCATCCTAGACGAAACCACCCGCGATATCCTGTCCTACGGTTGGCAGTTCAATACCGATGAGAATGTGGTGATGACCCCTGAGACCACTACCGGGTTCATCTACATCTCCGACAGCATTGTGCGCGTTGACATTGCCTCCACAGATGACACCGTTGCCCTTGAGGTGGTGATCCGGGGCAATCGCCTGTACAATCGGTTGACCTCGTCCTACGCCTTTACAGAGGCTCTAACGACCACGCAGGTAACCCTGCTAGACTTCGATGAGATGCCTGAGATTGCCAAGCGATACGTTACAATCCGTTCCGCCCGTATCTTTCAAGATCGTGTAGTCGGCTCCTCTACGCTTCATGGGTTTGAGATGCAAGATGAAGTTGCCGCCCTTGCACGATTGACTGAATATGAAAATGAGGTTGGCGACTACAGCATCTTCCAAAGCGAAAGTGTTATTCGTCCGTTCCTTCGCCAAGGCTCCTATAGGATCTACTAATAATGCCTCTTATCACGACTAGCATTCCTAATCTCGTCGGTGGCGTAAGCCAACAGCCTCCCGCTATTCGGGCTACAAATGAAGCCGAAGTGATTGAGAATGCCGTGCCATCGGCAGTAGAAGGTTTGCTAAAGAGAGCGCCTTCAGAGCATCTAGCCTTTATTACAGACAATGCTGGGCTTGGGCTTGTGGCTAACAACACAGAGTCCCCTTTTGTACATCTGATTGAGCGTGATGAAGTAGAGCGGTATGTTCTTGTGGTGCTGAAGGACGGGACTCCTGCTGTTTATAACCTTGCAGGGGTTCGACAGACGCTGACCGTAGCGGCGGGTGCTAGTCTTGGAACTGCTTTTCATTATCAACGTAAAGCCCTTACGATTGGTGATTTGACTTTTATTTTGAACACCACTCAAACGGTAGCCGCCGCTTCAACCCTATCCGCACAGGTTCCTGCCGATCCAAACAAGAGTCGGTTGGTTTGGATTAAGCAGTCTAACTATGACCGCGCATTCTCTGTAACCCTTGTTCCCGTAAATGCGGCAATTGCACAAACCAAGTACGTGTTTAAAACCGCCTCATCGGGAGACAACGGTACGAGTTATGTGGCTAATGCGCTATTTAGTGGCGCACTTCCGGCAGCAACGGTGGTTTCAACAGGAATTGCAGGAAGTATTACAAACGATGTTTTAACTGTAACTACTGCCGGAACGGCTCCGCTTCAACTTGGACTTGAACTCTTCTCAACAGCCGTAGGAACATCCGGAGTAAACGGAGGAGCCTCTGCCGGATCTTTGACACAGGCAATTACAGGCTTTGGTGTAAACGGTTCCGTACCTTCTACAGGAGGTGTTGGTACCTATCGTCTAAGGAATACCACCAGCAGTTCCACAAAGAGTTTTAGCGGATCCACCGCTATTGAAGCCCGAACTCCTGCAAGTGGCGGCTTCTATACCGGAGTCGGACTTAACACGGACTCGGGAATTGATACTGCCGGAGGCTACTACAGCGGAAGCGCCCTATACAACAACACCATTCACGTTGTAGGTTCTATTGACTTTAAAATTGGTGTAGGCGATTCCATTGGTAACGCCGGAATTGCTGCATTTAGTAGTCTAAAGGGTACGGAACGCTTTGAAGACCTTCCTCCCGAAGCCCCGCACGACTACATGATCAAGATTTCAGGCGTTCCCGAAGAAACCGCAGATGACTATTGGGTAAAGTTTGTAGCCGAAAACGGTACCTTTGGTCCCGGACTTTGGGAAGAGTCGCTTGCTCCGGGTCTCAAGTATCTGTGGGACTACGGTACTATGCCGCTTGTTTTGATTCGCCAGTCTGACAATACTTTTCTTTTGAAGAAAGCAGACGGAATCACGGGAACTACGGGAGTAGCCGCAGGGGCTGACTATAGCGCCTTTAAATGGGAACAGCGGTATGTCGGAGATGACAAAACTTGTCCTTTTCCCTCCTTCACGGAAAACAAGATTCAGGACATGGTCTTCTTCCAAAATCGCCTAGGCTTCCTGTCGGGTGAAAACCTTGTCTTCAGTCGTGTTGGCGAGTTCTTTAATTTCTTCAAAGAGTCGGCAACACAACTCTCAGATATGGATCCTATTGATATTGCCTCAAGCAGCCCCCGCGTTGGCAAAGTCATGGCTGCTGTGCCTTTCAACACAGATCTGATTATCTTTACTCCTACAAGCCAACTTGCGCTACGGGCTGACGCTGTCTTTACGCCAAGCACCGTTAGTCTTGTACCTGTAGGAGAATTTGAGAACACCTCTTCAATTGTTAAGCCTGTACCAACCGCTAACTCTATTTTCTTTCTTTACAACAACGGTGCCTATGTGGGAATGCGTGAACTTGTTCCGCAGCCCGCTCTTAGTGGTGCCTATCTTGCCGATGAACTGACTAGTCGAGTGCCTCAGTACATCCAAGGTCCGGTGACTTGCCTTGCTGCCGCCTCGCATGACACTTTTAATGTCGTAGTCTCTGGTGGCGATATGTATGGCTACCGTTACTTCCTGTCTGATCGACAGAAGGCGCAGTCGGCGTGGTTTAAGTTTACCTTCAATGATTCATCTGGTATTGCAAAGGCTCGTCCTGTGTGGGTGGGCTTTGTAGAGTCAGTTCTATATGCAATCATGCTGCGCCCAAAGACTTCAACTACAAGTTGGATTACTTTGGAAAAGATAAAGGTTGGCTTGGGTACTACTGATTTCTTGGTGTCCGGAGTAGACACTACAACCTTCCTTGATCAGCGCGTGTACTTTGCAACAAGCGCCTCTAATGCCGGAACTTACAACGCCAACACTAAAACAACGACCTTTACTTTGCCAAAACCACTAAGTTATAGTTCCACTTTAACGCAAGCGGTGTCTTCCACGGGCTATGTGATTCCTGTTGTGTCCGGAACTGCCTACTCTGCTGCAACCCCTTCAACGCAATCCACTATCACCCTTCAAGGTAAATGGGACGATCAGAAGGTTTGGATCGGCACTAAGTACGACATGACCTACACGTTCTCGCCTTTCTATCTGCGAGATGCCAACAACAATAGTGCCTTTGTTTCGGGAAGGTATCAGATGCGATATCTTTCTATTCAATATGCAGAGACAGGATATTTTAAAGTGTTGGTTTCCCTTAAAGACGAAACTCCGTATGAGTACTTCTGCACCGCTAATACGGTAGGACTGATGACGCTTGGCGCACCGCAGACTGTTTCAGGAACCTTCAGGCTTCCCCTGTATTCAAAGCAGGACAACCTAACGGTCAGCGTTATTAACGACTCGCCTTTTCCTTGTAAACTGCTTGCCGCTGAACTTGAAGCCGTGTATGAAACGCGGTCGTTGCGTAACTAAATGATCACCATCTATCCCACACAACGTAAAGACATACGCCCAATCGCCCTCAATCTGAGGGTTGCAGACCGCTTGGAGATTCAAGCAGGAAGCGGAATGCGCCCACTACAGGCACTACACGCCGCCGTAGATATGAGCATAGAAGCCTATACCGTATTTGAAACAAAGACTATGCGTCCATGTTGTCTCGGTGGTATTGCTCCTACAGCGTCCCCTATCGCCGCGCAGATTTGGTGCGTAGGGACGGACGATATATCTGTGCTTTCCGTAGGGTTCTTAAAGTCATCCGTTGCTTATGTTAACGCTCTTCAAGAAAAATATCCAATCCTGATGAATGCGGTGGATTGCCGCAATACCGTCCACATTCGTTATTTGGAATGGCTTAAATTTAAGTTTATTCGTATAATTCCAACATATGGTGTTGAACGCCGCCCCTTTGTTGAGTTTTGCCGAATAAACCAAAGTCCTATTGTGAAATCTATTTAAGGATTTGAATCATGTGCGAACCTGTGTCAATTGGTTTGGGGGTTGGAGCCGTAGCCGCCGGAGTGGGGATGGCTGCTCAAAAGAACGCAGCAGACGAGCAGAATGCTTATCGTAAGCGTTTAAAGATTGCAGGACAGCAGAACTACGAAAACAACAAGGAAGCCGTCATCAAGGACGTTGGGCTTCAAATTGATCAGTTGGGTTTGCGCGAACTTCAAGCCCGTGCCGCCGCCCGACTTGAACTAGAAGGCATTGCCCGTGCGGCTAAGAGTGCTTCTGCAACATCCGCTGTATCCTTTGGACGCGCTGGTATTACAGGACAGTCAGTTAACTTGCTTCATCAGCAGTTTGAACGTGATGTTCTTGAACACGAATCAGCCTACGTCCGCACTCAAGACAACATGAGACAGCAGTTCTCAATGGACGCTCAGGGTATCTATGCCCGTGGTGAGGCTGCTATTAACGCAGGTACTCCTGCCCCGCTGCCTCCTGTGCAGACCGTGTCTCCTGCAACGAGTATTATGAACGGCATCAGTACAGGCTTCAGCGTCTACGGCTCGTTGGGATCCTACAGGACACCTTCCGGCGTAGGTACATCTGCACCGCCCCCACTCCTCGCCCGCCCATAACGGAAATACAACTATGGCTCTACCTAATCCCTCTCTCGGCGTTGTGGCGCAACCTGTCAGCACTTATGTGCAACCCGCGCCTGTTGCTGCTCAAATGTATGATGAGCAGTCGGTAAGGCTTGCTTTGATGTTCAGCGAGTCGTTCAGCAACCTATCGGTATCTGCTGCACGGTTTGCCGGATCTCTTAAGCAGGATCAAAACCGAGAAGACATACAACAGGGACAGTTCCTTGTTAATAGTAACCAAAAGTCATACAAGCAGTTGGTGGCTGATGGTCTAATCAATCCTGCTGAGAACCCGTGGCTTGCCATTGGCGCTCAACAGGCTAGTGGTGCTATTGAAGGACTGAACGCTCGTGCTGAGTTCCAACAGCGATACAACGATCAGGCAGCCCAAAATCCGGACTTCTTTAAGGACTCTAGTCACTTTAATGTTTTGGCTAGTACTTTTAGTAAGGAAGCCAATGCAAGAATGGGCGACTCGGCTTATCTGAGTGCTGCTTTCTACGAATCGTTTAATCCCTTTATTGCAAGCATGGGGATGCGCCATCTTGAGAACATCACCAATGAGCAGCGGAGAGTCCTCACTAACGCTACACAGGCGGCGACTTTTCAGTTAATTGAGGACGGACAAGACCCGGCATTTGCCGCAGAGGCTCAACCTGTCTTTCAACAGCGCATTAACACCTATGGTGCTGCAACGAGTCACTCGCTAATCAACAATGTAGCAATTGATACTCTTGTAGAAGAAGCGGCAAATGGAAACACTCCGGGAGTTATGGATACTCTTAGGAGTTTGAGGGTAGGCACAGGACCTCTTTCAGATACTGCTTATGCCAAACAGCAAGTTGAGTTGAATCTCGGTCGCATCTACGACAACGAAGACAGGCTTGCTGTTGAAAAGAAGGCTCAGTTTTCTGATTGGACAGACTCGCAGGTTAGGGCTTATCTAAGTGGGGCTCTAACCAAAGAATCTATTCTACAGGCTGTAGATGCCTCAGGGAATTCACAGGAACAGCGCGATTATGTGATGTCTGAACTTCAAAATGCGGATACAAACTTGCGCGTTGCGGCAGAGAATAATCGCCGTAATTCTCTTGAAACAACCGTTACTAAGAGTGCGAGGCTAGAGACCGCCGCAACTACCCCGCTTGCCTCGCTTCTTCGTCCTGACGAGGAGTTGAAGGCTGTTGCTAAGGACGCGCTTATCAAGCGAATGGATGAATTTAAAACTGGTCCTGTTCAACGTGAACAGTATCTCTATGCCTTTGAAAAGAATTGGCAAGCACAGGCTCCCGCACGAGCGCAGCGATATATTGAGCGCGTGGGATCCGCTTTCTATAATGGTGTAGGAAATCAACCGGGACAGGTCGCGATTTTTACCGAAGAGGTTACACGCTTTCTTGATCCAAAGACTCAAGGTCCGTTTCCGGATTTGGCAAGGGGGCGCGATAAGCAAGATCAAATGCGTTCATTCCTGCGGTTGGACACGGACGAGAGTACCAAGCACTTCAACGCTACGTCTTACGCAAAGTACTCAGCGGTTCTAGACCAAGCCGAAGAACAAGCCGCGCAAACACCGGGCTTTGGTGGAACGCTGATGGCTCTGCCCTCCGACACTCAGGATATTCAGGTTAAAAAGGCAGATATGCGTGGTAAAATCATGTTTACACGCCTAGCCCTTGGTGAAACCTATGACAACAAGGATTATGCGGTTTCTTTGAATCGCACTCTTAATTCCATTATGAACCCAACGGTTGAGAAGGAATTTGATCCTCGTTTGGGAGACATTCTTAATGCCTACGCCATAGGTAGAATGAACCGCCCTATGAATCAAGCCTTTGCTATTGATGCCGGAACAAAGAATGGAAAGGCTGTTTATAGTGTCCTAGACGAGATTGTTGGTCAGATGCGTGGAGGGAAGAAGTTGAGGGATGCGGTCAACGATGTCAGTCAGGGGCTGCAGTTTAAGACTGAAGATTTTGATCCCAACAACATTTACGACTACACCACCATCTTCCGTGGAAGCGGGAAGGACGCTGAGAAGATCTCTGTTCTATCGCGTGATCTTGCTGTTGATCTAGGGATCACATCCGGAGATTCCTCTGTCTACTTTGCACGAGAACTTAGATCGCGGGTTACGGCAAACCTACAGGTAACTCTAAACGCAGATGCTGCCTTTAAAGCGGCTAAAGCAGAGATGCAGGATCCTGCTAATTACTTTGTGGCGAACGGCGCTATTCTTCCTACTAAGGCTTTTAGAAGCGACATCACTCCAAAGGCTCTTGAATTTTGGCTTGATACTAAATACAAGGGTATGGACGCCAAACTTGTAGTTATTGGTGAAAGACCCGATGGCGAACCTATGTTTGGAGTTCGTGATTCGCGTGACAACCGCTTTGTGGATCAGATTGTTGTTCCAAGCGATGTCCGTATTGATACTCCTGAAATGGTTCAGGCTTTTGCTGCTTGGCTGAAGGCTTTGGAGTCAAGGAAGCCAACTGCAGATGTGATCGAGGCGAATAGGAAGAACCCTGCGAATATGTTCGGAGCGAATGGAATCCGCACTACAGACCAGCCCACATTTATGGAATTGATCACCGCTACTCCTTTCGGTCGCGCTTTCGGCGGCGTAAACTAAATATTTAAACCGCTAACACTTTTAGGATTTCTATGGCAGACGCAATATTTGGGTCACCGATCTTTAGCCTTACCCCTGCGGAAGAAGCGCGTATTCTTAATGAAGAAGCAAATCAGCGCCGAGCAAGAACCGCATGGGAACAGGAAAATGATGCGGCCCCATTCTCAAGTTTTGTGTCCGGAGCCCGCAGTTCTTCTGTTATTGGAGCCGGGATCTTTCGCGGCATTCAAAAGGGTCTTCAAATCTTTGATCCAAGTGGTTCTCAGGATCCGCTGAATATTTCAAGGAGTCGTCTTGACTACAACCCGCTTACCGACCCGATGTCGCACGGGATGGACAACAATATTGAGTCAATTACAGACGATCTACGGGGAATTCCGTTTGAGGAGTACCCATATGTTTTGTCTGCCACTTCTCATGCAGATTTTAAGGACAGGCTCGACTTTGTACGAATCGGTCTACCCGAAGTACAAGCACGGATGCAGGGCAATGTAGGTCTCGGTAAGGCTGTGGGTATGGCTGCCGATATCTCCACAATGATGACTCTCGGAGCCATAGCGGAACCTGTTGCCCTCGCCGGGTTGGGTACGCGCACTAGGCTTGCAGGTAAAGCCGTCTATGAAGCAGGGGGCTATCGTTTGGAACCCCTTGCAGAGGCTGTAACAGCAGCGGCTGAGACCGTTGGTCGTACTAATCTAGCCTTTCGTTATGGCGCTTTGGGTATTGCTGAAGAGGCAATGTTTCAAGCCGTAAAGGAAGGAGTCGATCCCAACTCTAATCCGGATGCTTCTGAGATTCTGTTTAATCTTACGGTTGCAGGAGGTATCTCCGGAGTCCTTGGTGGCGCTGTCTTTGGAAGAACCTTTGTTCGGCAGAACATTCAGGAAGCCGCTGAGGATCTTCGAAGAATGGGGATTACTGATCTGCCCGGAGGCTACAAACTTAATGTGGCTCCTGATTGGGCATTCAGTTCTACCGCTAATGCAGACGGCGTTATGTTTGCTCGTGGCTTTGGAACAGCAGATGAACTTGGCGTAGAACTCCACGCGGATTGGCAAAAGACCGGAGATATGTTTATTCCCGGATCCCGAACGGTGTCGAACGTCCCAGTCCTTTCCGGCGGTGTCCGTAGAGGTACCATTGGCATTGGAGGCGAGGCTACGTTCTTCCCTCCTTTCAATGAAGCCACCGCTGGTTATTTCAACCCTGTAACCGGAATCTGGCAGCGACAAATAAAGAACGCTACAGACTTTGGCAAACGCCTGTTTAAGACAATAAGCAGTCCGGAAGAACTTGTTACTTTGCTGAAGGGGGCTACTCGAAAGAACAGCACCACCCTAGATGTAACCGCAAAAGACGGGGCAATTCGTATTGAGTTTGCTTCAGAAAAACTTCGCGGCAGGGTGTCTGGTCGCGTAGACGAAGCCCGTTATGCTTCTTCTGATATCTCCCTTGACATTGCAAGTAATAACCGAACACTCAGTAAGCAAATCAAGGGCGTTACCGTAAAGGTAAGTCAGATTACTGAGGATAATCTTGTAACTTTGCGTAACGCGCTACAGAAGGCAGGACTCAAGGAACTTCCACAGGTTGGTGACGAGTTGCGTTTCATTCGTCCCGGAGCAAAGGTCAAGCCGGGAAAGATGGTTGTTCGTGGTGCGGCTTCTACCGTAAAGACCATTGTTAACTCGCTTCAAGAACTGGGTATTCCGGTTGATCAGGAGTTGTTCAAGAAGGTTAGTCGTGGCGTACTGGCCGCAGAACAAAGCCGTCTTGCAGGTAAAGCCTTTAATGCTCGTCTTTGGGAAGAGGTAATTAAGGAAGTAGGAAATCCACAACAGGCTCAACTGATTAGTGAAGCCTTGATCAATCGCGTACTCCCGCGCTTCAGCACAGTAGACCGCAATGTCCTGTCTGTAGCAAGCCGCGAAAATATGATCACGGCAATCCACAAGGGCTTCAAAAGCAAGATGCACCTTGATCCCGCGAATCCAAAGTCGCTGATCTTTCAGGTATTGGAAGATATCGAAAAACGGGGTGGGGTGATTGACCGCGAAATGGTCGCAGGAGTCATTGACGATCTGCGAGGTATCGTGCAGAATCCTCCAAAGCGTATTAATAAACTTGGACGTAAGACTCTTGATACCTTGGGTAGGCGTAGGGCTGTTGTAGACATTATTAACAAGCGCATTCAGAATGTTCCCGGAAGTACTCCTATCGAGATTCCGAATAACCTGCTGAAGAAGATGTCAATGCGTTCAATGCCGCCTGTTACAAGCGGAGGAACTATTTCCGCAGCAACGGGATCTCCTGCGTTTGAGAACACCCCGCGAGTGACTCTTCGTGTGCCTATCTTGAGTAACTTCCTAAACCAAGCCGCGCTTGCTATGCAATCGGAAAACGGCATGGCGCGGTATATGGCTCACATTGCGTTTAACGCTCGGCGTGTCCATGATGGCGTACAGCCCACGACAATCTTTGAACACGGCATACAGATTGTTCAGTCCACGCTCTTTCATTTCTCAGTAGCCTATCGCAACGCTTCTACAAAGTTTGCTATGGGAGTTAAGGGAGAAACCGTTACTGATTCTCCAACGCTGATCAACGCAATGCTCTCTCGGTTTGGTAAGAGAAACAAGGAGATTGCCCGTGAGTTTGATGAACGGGTTTCTGCTGTAATGCGAAGCGGAACTCCGGATGCTGTAGAAGCCGTAAACGAAGCCGCAGATGCTTTTAAGAAACTGCAGCAACGGATGCATAACATTGCATTTGAAGCCGGAGTCTCCGGGTTTACTAATTCGGCTGTTGTGAATTATCTTCCACGCCTATGGCGCTTTGAACGTATTCGGCGGCTCACGGGTACTGAAGAGGGCATGAACGATCTAATTACGCTGCTTCAGGCATCGTTTGAGCGCGGTGGCCGCACGATTGTTATTGATGGTGTGGAGCAAACGATTCAGGGAGATGTGCGGCAAGCGGCGGTTGTCTTTGCTAATCGACTAAAGCAAATTGCTTTTGAAACTGAAAACGCGCCGCTTCTTGCTCAAGATCAAGAACTGGTTGACGCGCTTGCAGGGCTCGTAGCACCTCTTAAGGCTAAGGGAACAAGCAGAACGCCCTTTGGTCGCAGCCGTATTACACTTGATGAAACAGCCGCAATAACCGGAACCGCTGATCACCTAAATATTGGAACTGCAAATCTAAGGTTGGCTGATCTTGTAAGCAACGATCTGGGGCTTATCTTTAAGCGATACACCACCTCCGTTATGGGTGCTGTAAATGAGAAGCGTTTCTTAAATGCCATGAACGAGGCAGCGGCTGCCAATGGGCTTAAGGGACCAATGGTAGACGGCGTTCAGCAGCCCTTTAAACCGTTTACGAGTATTGATGAAGTAATTGATACGGCTAAACTGGTTGCGGGTCCAATCAATCCCAACCACGAAAGTGGGCTTCGCGAAGTTCTAAGTGCTATGCGCTTTGAGCCGCTGCACTCAGGTACAGCCGAATTTAGCGACAAGGCTAAGGGCATCTTGATGTCTTATGGTTACCTTGTAAAGGGTGGACAGTTTGGTTTGGCTCAGTTGGGAGAAACCGCACGAGTTGTGGGAACTCTTGGATTGAGAAAGACCATCAGGCAGATGCCTATCTTGCAGGAGATGGTCAACAATTGGTGGAACCTCGACCGTCCTACGCAGAACTTTGCATCATGGATTGATGCATGGATGTCCCCATCTACAGACCGTCTGCGCCGTCAGTTTATAAGTGTCGGTTTGGATAAGACCGAAGAAAAGAGCATGGGTATCCGTGGTGGGCTTGATATGGCAGCAAACCTATTGGCCGATGTGTCGGGCCTTGCGCCCCTGACAAGTTGGACACAGCAACTAACGGCTGCTACAACCATGCAACACCTGTGGGAAGTGGCCAACAAGGGAATATCCCGGCTAGACAACGCCACCCTCAAGGGACTTGGTTTAACTCCTGAGCAATACGAAACCCTTATTGCTTATGTTGGAAAGAACGCCCAGACCAAAGCAGGGTTCTTGGGAGAGCGCGTTGTAGGTATGGCGGCTATGGATAAGGTAGAGATGGATCTACTGAGGGATATGGTAGATCGTGCTATCCGTACCCGTATTCAAGATATGCCAACCCGTGGTGACTTTGCAAAGAGTCTCTTTGGCTTTTGGGGCAGCGCCCTTACTCAATTTAGATCCTTTAACTTGAAGGGCATTGATAACTTCTTGTTGCAGAACATCGGTCGCGTACAGCAGGGTGGCGGTAAGCGTGTTGCCGCTGAAATTGGTTCTGCCTTGGTGTTCTCCGGCGTTATTGCTTACGCGCGTAACTACGCCGATTGGCGCTCTTACAAGAACACCTCAGATAGCGAAAAGGCAGATGAACTTGCCACTACGCTTACTGCTGACGGCTTTGTCCGTGGCGCACTAGCGGGACCCTCAGAATTCTTTCTTGCGCTTATGGCGGTAGACGGAGTGTGGCAGCGGACTGTAGATCCTGATCCCATCTTCTCTCAATATCGCTATAGTGGACAGTCTGCGTTTGGTTTTCCTCTTGAGGACACCCTTAAGCGCACCTATGGCTTGGGCCAAGACCTCTATGGTGCTACGGTCGCTAAAGCAACAGGGTCGCGCCTAAGTCGTGAATTTACTAGACGCACCGTTCACTCAGCCCGGTTGTCCATATTTGGACAGAATCTACCGGGTGTTAAGCAGTTTTTGAACATCGGAGAAGCCGAAATTGCAGACTACTTCCGTCTAGCCGACACTCAACCCCGAGACAGGTAACGAATCTAAGGAGAAACCAACATGGCAAACAGTTATAAACTTTATACGGGCAACAATTCAACTACAATCTTTGCTCTATCTGGCATTGATGGGTGGGTAAGCACCGCCTTTATCAAGGTGTATTTGAATGATGTGCTGCAAACGACAGGGTACTCCTTTATTACCATGTCTACTGCACCTTCGGTTCAGTTTACTACGGCTCCCGGAACAGGTGTAACTATTCGCCTACAGCGTGAAACCGCACGGGTAGGCGGCAATTTGGATCTTTCGTCCTTTCAGTCAAACATTATTGACTTTAACGATGGCTCGGTGCTTACTGCCGGAGATCTTGATAAGGCAGTACAAGGTCTTGTCCATGTTGCTCAAGAGTCCAACGACAGCGGCTCCGGTGCGTTGGGTCTCAACGTAACGCAGACTGCTTGGACTGCGGGAAGCAAGAAGATTACTGAAGTTGCTGATGGCACCACCGCACAAGATGCTGTTACGGTAAACCAATTCAACCTTGCCACCCTCTTTGGCGGTTCTACCATGCAGCCGGAGTTGTGGTCGATTACGGCCACGGGTGCAACCACCTATACGCTTAGTCCGGCACCTTCAGGACTGAACAAAGATCTGTTCTTTGTTACTCTTAACGGTGTCGTGCAGCCCCCAAGCGCCTATAGCCTAACCCCCACTACAATTGTCTTTGCTTCAAGTGTTACAGCGGGTGTTGCAATCAGCATTCGTAATCTTGGAGTAGCGCGGAGTCTTGTTTCTAGTGTGCAGACGGAGATGATTGTTGATGGCAACGTCACAACCGCTAAAATTAATGATGCTGCGGTAACTACTGCAAAACTTGACTCAAATAGCGTAACTACTGCAAAGATTACAGATGCTAATGTGACCTACGCTAAGATTCAGAATGTAACCACCAACAAACTGCTTGGTCGTGTTACGGCGGGATCGGGAGTAGTCGAAGAAGTTACCTGTACGCCGTTGGCGCAGACCTTTCTTACTAAGACAAACGAAGCAGACCAACGCACAGCCCTTCAGTTGCAGGCGCTTGCTATTAAGACAACCGTAGGTACTACGGACATTGATAACGCAAGTGTTACCTTTGACAAGATGCAGGGTTTGAGCGCCAATAAGGTTGTTGGTGCTATTACTGCGGGTGCGCCTGTGGAGATTCCATGTACGTCCGTAGGACGCGCTTTGCTAAACAGCACAGACGTTGCTGCGGTGCGTACTTATTTGCAGGTAAATCCAACCCTTGAAATTCGTAGTTATCTAACTTCAAGTGCTATTGGGTATAATGCGGTTGAAATTAGTTTGGCAGCGGGTGGTGCATATGACACGCTGTACAAAGAATTTGTTATTGTTTGCAACTACACCAACTCAAACAGTAGTCCAACTACCTCAGCGGGACAAGGTATTTACTTTACCGGAATAGCCCAAGGTGCAGTTTGGAAAGTTATGTATTCGACTCAAGGATCGTATAGAACCACAAGTGGCACTACTCCGAAAGTAGCAAGTTCGCCAACAATCACTCAAATTATACAAAGAGGCTCAGGCGGTAGTAGTACTTTTCCTGACGCAGGAGATATTCAGGTATTGCCATATTTTGAGTCCACTCCTAAAGTGTGGCAATTTACCGCTACATCGGGGCAGACCGCATTTACTTTGGCCATCAGCGGCGGGGCTACTGTTCCTTCTTCTATGACTACTGAAGAAGACTTTATTGTCACTAAGAATGGGGCTATTGTTCCCTACACCGACTACACAATCGCAAGCGGTACTTGTACGCTTTCCGCAGGGGCTGCCGCAGCCGCAGGTGATCTTATTACGGTGCGAACCTTTGGATATGTAAAGACAAACCTCTGGACGGTTTCCGGAAGTAGTTATCTTTATACAAACGTAGTTACTGTTCAGCGTATTGTATAAAGGAAACTACGATGCATACTGAAGCCGAACTTATGTTAGCGGTTGGCAGACTTGAAGGCAAAGTAGACGTTATCCTACAAATGCAGAGGCTGCATGAGGAACAACTCAAGAACCATGAGGACCGTCTACGCGAACTTGAGCATTCAAAGTCCTTTTCAATGGGCATAGCAGCCGCAGTAGGTGCCGGGGTTTCCCTGTGTCTCAATTTTGCAATTAAGGTTTTTACATGAATAAACAAACGCTAGAACAAATTCATTCTGCTCTTGCAGAAGCGTTGCTTCAAAAGATCAAGGATGGCTCTGCCAGTTCTTCTGAACTGAACGTAGCCCGTCAATTCCTAAAGGACAACAGCATTGATTGTGTGGTTGACGCAAGCGTTCCCATGCTGAACCTTGCGAAGATTATGCCGTTTGATGAAGAAGAGGCTGCGTGAGTGAACTTGAACGAAAACTAAAGGACTTTAGGAACTTTGTGTTCCTTGCTTGGGATCATTTGGGTCTACCTGAGCCAACGCCCATCCAACTAGACATTGCCTCTTATCTCCAGAAGGGAGAGCGTAGGCGGGTCGTACAAGCCTTCCGTGGGGTAGGCAAGAGTTGGCTTACTAGTGCCTATGTAGTCTTTCGCCTCCTGCACGACCCCCGTTTGAACGTCTTGGTGGTCTCCGCGTCCAAACAACGTGCTGATGATTTCAGTACGTTTACCCTGCGGCTGATCAACGAACTGCCCCTGTGTCAGCATCTGAAGCCCCGTGAGGATCAGCGCAACTCCAAGATTGCGTTCGATGTGGGTCTTGCCCCTGCCTCTCAGGCTCCAAGTGTGGTATCTAAGGGAATCACAAGCCAGATCACGGGTAGCCGTGCTGACTTGATTATTGCGGACGATGTGGAAAGTTTAAATAACTCAGCCACCTTCGCAATGCGTGAGAAGTTGCACACATCTATTGCCGAATTTGAAGCCGTTCTCAAACCCGGAGGGGAGGTGATCTTTCTCGGTACGCCGCAGACGGAGCAGTCGATTTACCACAGTCTGCATGAGAAGGGCTATAACACCCGTATTTGGTGTGCTAGATATCCCGACGAACGCCTCAGAACGGCTTTTGGTGAGAAGTTGGCTTTGACCCTGAGGAATGGTGTAGAAGGCGAGGCTACGGATCCTAGGCGCTTTAACAACATGGATCTCATGGAGCGCGAAGCCTCTTATGGACGCACAGGCTTTGCCTTGCAGTTCATGCTCGACAGCACCCTGAGTGACGCAGACCGTTATCCACTTAAGTTGTCGGATCTTACGGTACTTGGATTAAATTCGGAGTGTGCGCCTGAGGGTGTTGTTTGGGCAACCAATAGCAACAACATTGTCAAGGACATTCCTTGTGTTGGTTTTAATGGTGACCGATACTATGGTCCGATGGACATCCTAGGCAAGTGGATTCCCTACGAGGGCGGGATTATGGCTATTGACCCAAGCGGTCGTGGCGACAACGAAACCGCATATGCCGTGGTCAAGATGTTGAACGGCTTCTTGTACGTCACGGCTGCCGGAGGAGTCAAGGGCGGCTACAGCGAGGAGACCCTGTCTAAACTCGTGAACGTAGCCAAGAGTCAGAAAGTCAACAAGATTATTACCGAATCCAATTTCGGTGATGGTATGTTTACAGAACTGCTGAAGCCGTATCTTGTAAAGATTTATCCCTGCTCAGTTGAGGAAGTGCGCCACAACATCCAAAAGGAAAGGCGCATTATTGATGTCCTAGAGCCTGTGATGAATCAGCACCGCTTGGTTATTGACGCAGGAGTCATCCGGGATGACTACGAGTCCACCAAGAAATACGCCTCAGAAAAGTCTTTGCAATACAGCCTGATGTGGCAGATGTCCCGCATTACCCGTGCTAAGGGAGCCTTGGCGTACGACGATAGAATCGATGTGCTGTCGATGGCTGTGTCCTCATGGGTAGAGCAGATGGGGCAGGATGTGCACCGCAAGATGCGAAACCACGCTGAAGACCAATTTCAAAAAGAAATTGACCGCTTTGTAGACAACGCTTTAGGTAGAAAGGCAAGGGATCAGGACTCATGGATCAGCATCTAGTCACCAAAGCCTGTGAAGTGGTTTGTAAATACGAACAGCATCTAAGGAGCAATGAGGCTCTTGTAGCGTCTAAAGCCCTAGCCAAGGCAATGCGCGAACTTCGGGAGGAACTTCCTCCAAAGGTTTTGATTCAGTTTCGGAGTTTAAATGCCAAGTAATAAGAAGCCCAATTTGTCGGTCGGCCGCGGCGAGAAGTTATCCATCCCCAAGGGAGCCGGGTTAACTGCTAAGGGCCGCGCTAAGTACAATCGCGAAACCGGGAGCAATCTGAAAGCCCCTTCTACTGACAAGAACAACTCAAGGCACAAGTCATTCTGTGCGCGTAGTCGTTCTTGGAAGGGCGAACGCGGCTTGGCTGCAAGAAAGCGATGGGACTGCTAATGGCTAAACCTAGGAATTATAAAGACGAGTACGCTAAGTTTCAAAGCAGCCCCTCTGCAAAAAAGGATCGCGCTTCTCGAAACAAGATGCGGCGTCTTATGATCAGAAAGGGTGCTGTTCAAAAGGGCGATAACAAAGACATTGACCACAAGAACGGCAACCCAAAAGACAATCGTATGTCTAATCTCAGGATTGTGCCTCGGTCTGTAAACCGTGCAAAACATTAAACCTTTTTAAGGAATATACACATGGCAAAGGGTGAACCCGACCCCGAATCGATTGATGATCCTGCTCCTCCTGTTAAGCAGGTTGTTACTAACACCAAGTCGGAAAATAAGAAGAAGGGCAATCTGTCCCTCGCACCTATGGTTGCTCGTGGCATGACTCCCATGACGGCAGCAATGGCTCTTGATGGCAAGGCAAAGACCGTTAACTCGCCTCCGCAGAACCTTCAGGATCCGCTTAAGGCGCTGTTTGGTGACCGCATTAAGAACCGCAAGCCTAAGTAAGGAAAACAAATGCCCCCTCCTCCTACCGAGCCTGACCCCAATACGAGTGCCGGACACGGCAGTAGACAGCACTTGGGCAACTCCCCGAAGGTTCGCAAGGACACGGGTTTGCAGGATGTTCATAATCCGCTGAAGAACCTGTTCGGAAATCGTATTAAGAATCGCAAGAAGAAGTAAAAGGAGGGTGCAATGTCAGCAGCAGCAAGTGAAACCAACCGACCGAACGTTGGAGGAGAAGCCCTAAATCCTGCTTTAGGGGGATCCCAGAAGTATCGCGACCGCATTAAAGGCGGCAACAATGCAAAGAATCGAATGCTGATGATGCTGTTGCAGATGATGATGGCTGATCAACAGCCTGAAGATAAGGCAACACAGACCTATCAGGAGCATCTTGCAGGTGCAGGAGATAAACAGAAGTCATCTTTGACTCCTGCGCTTGCCAACAACCCGGCTACTGAACTTATGGGTCCTCAGGAGCCTAATTCGCAACATAAGGATGACTTTAAGAATATGCTCTTGGCTTTGCTGCTAAAGTCTCAAAGTTAATCATGTTCTGGTTGCTTTAACGTGTACGTGGAATCGACAAGTCCAAATAACGTGTACAAAGGCAGCCAAATGGAGAACCTAGTAATCAAGTGGTACCCTTACAGTATACCTGTGATCACCACAAAGATGCCTAAGAATGAATTTGGAGAATTCTTCTTCTTTCCTACTCCTAAGATCTGTATCTCAGAAGAACTAGAAGATTATATGTACTGTAGTACAGTACTTCATGAAATTCTAGAAATGGTGAATGAAATACACGATTTGGGTTTATCGGAATCCAAGATCCGTACCCTTGAGGTCTCCCTGATGCAGATCTTCCGACAGAACCCGGCCCTGACTGAACAGGTCTTTCTAGGAAGGGCTCCAGAATGCCCCCAGAACGATCTGGGTGACGAGGATGACTCCAAGCCCATCCAGTCTGCTGGACGCGATCCTGAGCCATCCTAGGCCGTCTGCCAATGATCCAACCTCCCGAGGATGCCGATGATCGGCAATGTGGGTAATGGGAATCCCACTTGGCAGATACGGATGCCTTTTAGTTTTGGAAAAAAAATCTGAAGTGGTTTAATTATACGCACGGCCCGCGCGTCCCCCCGTGGGGGTACCCCGCAGCCGCGCACGAGGCAGCACGGTCATCACACGCGGCGAGCGCCCTATGAATAGCCAACGCGCAAGCCAATGGGCAACCGTAGGCTATGCAATGGCTATCCGATGGGCAGCGGGGGCAGGTCTAGGGTCTAGACCGTGAGCCTCTCTCTCGCCGTTTAGTTATCGGCCTAAGGCGGTCTAGAGCCTAGACCGAATTAATCTGAGAAACTTTCTCGAAAGGTACTTGCGCGTTCCCGAATTTGTGCGACAATGCGTGAGCCTGAAGGAACGGCTACGGCGGATCCCGCGTTGGGGTCGGTAGTCGAACCAAAGGCGCATCGAAAGGATGCAACGCCATGAAGAACGCAACCACCACCGCCACCACCACCGTCTACGGCCCTGCGGGAGCAATGATCGTGCCCGTTGAGCCGACCACCAAGCCGAAGGGTAAGGGGCCGAAGGTCACCGCAGTCGCCGCCCCTGAGGCTCCTGCCATGCCGAAGGCAGGCAAGGGGGAGCCGAAGGCCGCAGAGGCTCCGAAGGCCGCTGAAGGCATGACGAAGGCGGAAGCGAAGGCCGAAGGCATCGTCGTGCTTAGTGATGCCATGAAGGCCGCCGAAGCGAACGTCATCGCGAAGGCAACCGCAGTCGAAGGCGGAGCCCGTGAAGCCGCAGTAGCCATCGCCGAAGCGAACGCTACTGGCCTTCCTCGCGCCTACGGGATTAGCCTCGCGGCATGGGTCGTGCGCTGCCTCACGGGTGCGGGACTCGCGAAGGCCACCGTCTACTATCTGAAGGACATCGGGAACGCGACTGCGGCCATCGGCACGGAACGCGCGGCCAAGTTTCCGATGGAAGGACTCCGGGCAATCGCCAGCGCAGCGAAGGGTGAGCCCGCCAAGATTCGCGATATGGCCGATGTTGCGCAGGATGGGAACGAAGAGACGAAGCCTTCGCTTGACGCTTGCCGAAAGGCCGCGAAGCAAGTGTCGGGGGACGAACCAGAATCGGAATCCGTCATGATCGATCGCCTGTATAAGTTTGCCATGAAGATGACGAAGGATGACGGGCTCGCCGCCGCCGCATTGCTCGCGAAGGCCGCATCGAAGGCCGAGGCCATGGAGGCGAAGAGGCAGGAGGCCGAGGCCATGGCCGAAGCGAAGGGAGGGAAGGCGTGAATTGGATCCTCGCCGATTTCATCCTCTGGCTAGTGTTTGAATGAGCCGATTAACCTGCCCCGGTTCCGCCTAGTGCGGGGCCGGGGCTTTCCATTGGTGGCCGCTCGGGTATAGAGTCTAGACTCGCCCGGGCGGCCCCCATTTTTTTTGACCCCTGTTTTTTTTGGCCCCGATTTTTTGGTAATTCACTATCACCAACATCAGGTTGCACATCACGTTTCACTATCACCAACATCAGGTTACACCGTTACCAACATTAGGTTGCGTCATTACCAACATTACCCGGCGCGACCGCTTCAGCAAGACATCCATTCTAGAGTCTATACTTAGGTATAATCTTTAGTCCACCCATAGTCCTTATATATGTATCTAATATAGATCTAGATACAGGTATAAGATATAAGACTAGTACTAGGTAACTTAGGTACTATAGCAAGTAGACCATTGTGTAGACCAATTAGATACCCTTGACAACTTGGGTATCTGTGGTAGTATTCAGATGTGGACATAGTTCTCTCTCAACGTGAGAGAGTTCTAAAGTCTAGACCGAATCGAAAGGACACGACCGTGAACAAGAACATCAAGGCTCTTTGGGTTTCTGCGCTCCGCTCAGGTGAGTACACGAAGGGTAGTGGAGCCCTGTGCCGCAATGATCGGGAATCTGGCCAACTCTGTTTCTGTGCCCTTGGGGTGCTGTGCAACCTGTGGATGGTGACTCGTGGTGCAATGCTCATGGAAGAGGATGGATGGCAGCACAGCCGAGACTCGGTGACCATGTACACCATGGATGACTGCATGGGTACGTTGCCGTTTCGTGTTCGTGCATGGGCAGAACTGCCGGACATGGATCCCCGGATCACTTGGACTGATAAGCACGGAGTCTTTCATACCGACAGTATTTCCGACATCAACGATTGTCGTGGCTTGAACTTCAACGAGATCGCAGACATCATCGAAACGGCCCTCTGAATCTAGACTTTAGAAAGGAACCTAGAAATGATCAGCCTCACTCAAAACGCCGCAAGCAGCAACCACAACGGCATCCATATGCAGTTCTCCAACGGTTACACCATCAGCATCCAGTTTCATCGACTGGCTTACTGCAACAACCGTGGAAAGTCGTTTACAAGTGCGTGTAAGAACGCCGAAGTTGCCATCTTCTGTGCAAACGGTCTCTATCGGATGCCCGACTGGACTCACGATGACGATGTGATCGGTTGGCAGACTTCCGACGATGTGGCCAAGATCATTGCCCATGTCGTGGCTCTGCCGCCTATTGACAATTCCTGATTGCAGGATACTATTCACTTGTGGGACATGGTGTCCCCTCTCTCCAATCCGGTCTAGTGTCTAGACCAAACTCGAAAGGAAACGACCGTGACTACTCCTCTCAACGTCCTCAACAACGAGGCCAAGGCTCCCAAGTGGGATGCCATTCGTGAAGCCGCTGCTGCTGCGTTCCGTGGCTTCCTGTATCAGACGCCCTTCAGCGGACGGGATCGCAAGATCCTGACTCCTCCCGGGGCAAACACCAAGTTGGCCAAGGGTTCCGTGCCCATCTACGGCCTGACCTTGGCTCCTGCAGGTTCCTCGGGCTACCAACTCTGCCCGTGGCGTAGCCCTGAGTGTGAGGCTGCTTGCCTTGGCGTGACTGCGGGGCGATCCAAGTTCTCCAATGTCCGTGCTGCCCGCATCGCCAAGACCGTGTACCTGATGGCCGATCCGCATACGTTCTTCCGCCAACTGTACAAGGAACTGGATGCGGCCTGTAAAAAGCACGGCCATGACGGCTTTGCGTTCCGCTCTAACGTCCTCTCGGACATTCCGTGGGAACACGTTGCTCCGCAGATCTACGAGTTCTGTGCCAACAACTATGACTACACCAAGTCATTTGCTCGGGCCATGGACTCTCGCTCTCGGAAGCCTAGGCCCATGGCGTTTCCGCTGCACCTGACCCTGTCCTACTCCGGTCACAATCACGACCAATGCATCCAGTACCTCAATGCAGGTGGCAACGTGGCCGTAGTGTTCCGCAAAGATCTGCCCGAGCGGTGCATGGGTGCCCGTGTCATCAACGGCGACCTGTCCGATGCCCGGTTTCTCGACCCCAAGGGCGGCTATGTCATCGGCCTCAAGGCCAAGGGCAAGATCAACCTCAATAGTGTGTTCGTGTGGAACGCTTGATTCTAGACTCTATACCGAAAGGAAACTTCACAATGGCACTTACTTGGAACGTCAAAGAATGCGATCAGTCCGCTTGTTGGAACTCCCAGATGGTGATGACTGATACCTGTGAATGCATGATCTGGGCAACCATGGTCGTTGGCATTGACGAGATCACCACCGTCACCATCAAGGAGTTTGCGTTCAGGCTTGAGACTGATCGCAGACTGGTAGGAACTTTCAAGAACGTCGACAATATGCCGTTTACTGTGGACTCACTACGTCCTTTCCTCGGACTCAAGACCAACGCTACTCGCAAGACGCGAGCAAAGTGGGCCAAGATTCTGCTTGAAATCTTCGATGAACGCATCAACAAGGAGAACGCATGAACAACCTCATTCAATTTATTGTCGACTTCGTTGAAGACAACCGAAAGCAAGATTGGCTTTCATTTGAAGATGCCAACAAGTTTGGCATCATCGCAAACCAACTCGCAATCCTCAAAGCACAACGTGATGAGGCAAGGCGTGAGATCTGCAAGGGAACTAATCACCCTGAGATGGAAGCAGAAGAGCGTGGATGGGATTGCTTCAAGGAGGTGCATCAATGACCCGGTTCGCAATCGACCTCGTCTTTGACCATCGCGAAGTCTTCGTGACGCTCGCCTATGCGTGTGAAGATGTCTACGAGGGTGCAGAGTTTGTCGGTGTTGACTCGACCCTAATCAAGGCCACCCGTCTGACCACCAACGGTGAGCGCGTGTGGATGTACGGAGACAACAGGCCCAAGTGGCTTGACCAATTCATGGAGAACAACTTCGATGAGATTGCTGAACGCATGAAGCAGTCTGTCTGCAGCCGACCGAATGTGAAGAAGGCTATTGAGAGCCGTTGACAAATTCGTTTCTTCTGGTACTATTCACTTGTCGAGGGATGTTCTCTCGACACCAACCCGGTCTAGACACTAGACCACAATCTTGAAAGGATTGAGAACATGGAACTGATCGTCACCATTGCCCCGTCTTCGCTCGACTCCATCACCGCTGCCGTTCGTGAGCAGATCACGCAGCCCGACCTGACCACCTCCGCTGCTGTCTCCAACGGATCCGTGGCCGAGCGACTGGCCAACGACTCCGAGTTCGTGACCCTCGTTGCCGAGGGCGTTGCCTCCGAGATCACCGCAAGCGACATTGCAAGAGAGATCGATACCTCAGTTGTGGCTGACCACCTCTGCATGAGCAGCCTTGCGGAGTATGTCGCGGACAACGTGGATACCGATGACGTTGCCAACGCCATGAGCATCCGTGAGGTGGCCAAGAGCCTCGACCTCTCCCGCGTTGCCGAGGAACTCGACTTCGACAGGATCATCGAACACATCAACCACAAGCAGTTGGCCCTGCAGATTGTCACGCAGTTCGTCAACAACGCTGAGTTCCGTGAGACTGTGATGGATGCCCTCTGTGAGCGCATCTCCACCAAGGTGTCTGAGTAATCCTTTCGATACCACGGTGGGGCGCGCATACCGTGGCTTACCAAATAACGCGCTTTCCTCTTACAAGGAGCATAGCAATGGCTTGGACTGGAAAGACCCCAACTCGTGACACTCCCTCAGGCGCAACCTATGCCTATAACCGTGTGTCTGTTCTCAAGAACGCAACCGTCATGGGCATCGGCATTGGCGAAGACCGCCTCAATCCCGGCGAGTACGTCATCAACCTTGTGATGGTTCGCCCGGATGGCAAGGTATTCAGCGTTCAGGCGTGGCGCAATGAGGAGATGACTGGCCCCGGTTGGCTCGACATCATGCCTATTGACAATGTCTGATTCTCCTGTAATATACGCACATGGAGATACGCAAGCACACCTTCATCATGTCTGACACGATTCAGAAAGCCTATGTCGGGTGGATGCGAGAAGATTTGGAAACATCTTTCAATCTCGCGACACTTGCACTCTGGCGTTCTGAACAGCATGGCTTGTGGATTGCGCCAGACGAGGAGCGTTTCCTCCGTGTGGCGACCGACAATCCTCCGCACACCTTGGTCTAGACACTAGACCAGAAAGAGAGATTCACTATGGCTACTCGCATTCGCACTACCTACCGTACTCTGGCCGACATCAAGAGCATTCCCCTCCCGGAGCGCACCGAGTCGTACACCCCTGTGGATCAGGCAAGTTTCTTCAAGGAGGCTTGCAACCGCTTTGAGTTGCGGGGCTACACGCTCAACAACGAGACCCACATGGTTCACCGCAAGCATCCGATCTTCATCAGCAAGATCGATGTTGAGGGGCCGGATCTTCCGAACGATGGTCGCATGAAGTGGACTGTTGCCATGATGAACAGTTACAACAAGACCATCTCCAATCGGATCATCTTCGGCGGCACGGTGTATGTCTGCACCAACGGCATGATTGTCGCTGATCACGTTCTTCGCACTAAGCACACAGCCCATGTGTGGGATCGTCTTCCGAAAATGATCGACGATGCCGTGGCCTCTTTTGGTTACGAGGTCGCCAAGGCTAACGAGTTCTACGAGGATCTCAAGAAGGTCAACACAAGCACGGAGCAACTGGCCTCCTTTGCCGTGGATCTTGGTCGCAAGGGTCTACTGCACAAGGCTCAGGTCATCGACTTCTACGATGAATGTGTCAAGCCGTCTTTTGACTACGAGACCTCCGATCTGTGCCTGTGGAATCTCCACGCGGCATACACCCATCTGGCCAAGACCCTCAACCCGGTCGAGCGACCGCAGCGAGTTCTCGGATTTGAGAAGGCTTTGTCGGCTCACTACGCCAACGCCTGATATACTGGAGTTGCCGCTAGTCACGGCATTCTCCTTTCCTTTCGAGCCCCTTGTATCCTTTGGGATACAGGGGGTTTGTTTTTTTAGTGCTATAATTTAGTCTAGACTCTATACCAATATGCGCCAAAGCAAACTCGACAAGGAAATGGTTGAACTGGGTAGGCAGCGATATCAGAATCGCACCGAAAAGGCCCATCGCATCGCCGCCGAAAGCAACACCATCCCCGGGCGGATGATGCTAAACCGCTGCACTACCGAACTGGTAGACGAGATCGAATCTTGGATTGCCAAGTCCTCAAGCGGGCCCGGACGTAGACATCGGTGTCTTCCCTTCATGCAGCAACTGGAGCCAGAAAAGATCGCAGTCATTGCTTCCAAGGTAATCATCGATGCCTTGTCGCAGGAGCGAATGCTTACGGGCACTTGTGTTGCTGTGGGTCGTGCCATCGAGGATGAGGTGCTGTTGGCCGACCTTGCTGACAACAACCCGGACTTCCTTCGACAGGTGCAGAAAAAGACGTTTAAGAGTGTGGGTCAGAAGTTCAAGCGCAGGTTTGCCCGTGATGCTGCCAAGGCTGTGGATCTGGTGACGCAGCGGTGGGCCAAGGCTGACGCGCTTGCGATTGGCCTCCTACTTGTCGAGATGGTTGCTACTCGTACCGGGATCATCGACATCATCACCAAGTTGAATGCTCGGGGCCGCCGCTACTGTGTCATTCAGCCGTCCAAGGACATCCGCAAGTGGATAAAGGACTGCCACGAGTATCACGAGACTCTTGAACCGATGTTCTTGCCCACGGTTGAGAAGCCTTTGGAGTGGAATAACCCGTGGGTGGGCGGATATGCCTCGTTGGAGTGGAAGCCTCGACCGTTAGTGAAGAGTCGCTCCAAAGCATATCAGGAATCACTATCATCGGGTTTGTCACCTGCCGTATACTCGGCTGTGAACTTCGTGCAGAACACCCCATGGACTGTCGATATTCAGACCATGGATCTTGTTAAGGAATGTTGGAAGGAAGGGTTTGCGATTGATGGCCTTCCACCATCTCGTAACGAGGAACTTCCTACCAAGCCGACAGACATCGACACGAACGATGAGGCTCGACGCTCTTGGCGCAAGGCTGCTGCTAAGATCCACTTCCTCAACGAGTCCTATGAATCTCAACGGCTTCTGACTCTCAAGTCGCTGTTCATTGCGGACAAGATGCATCAGCATAAGTTCCTCTGGTTCCCACACCAGTTGGACTTTCGTGGTCGTGGTTACCCGCTTCCCCTGTTTCTCCACCCTCAGGGTGTGTCATATGCCAAGGCCATGCTGCGCTTTGCCAACGGCAAGCCGCTGAACACCGAGGCAGACCAGTATCCTCTGTACCTGCAGGTAGCCAATAAGTTTGGTCTTGACAAGAGGCCGCTCAAGGAACGTGTCAAGTGGGTGGAAGAGAACCGCAATCTGATCGTTCAGACCGCTCGTGATCCTTGGTCTAATCGTGAATGGCTAAAGGCTGATGAGCCGTTCGCGTTTGTGGCCGCCTGTCGTGAGATCAATGGACTGTGGAACCATGGCAAGGGCTTCATCAGCAGCCTTCCAATCGCCATGGATGCCACCACGCAGGGCTTGCAGATCTACTCCATGCTGCTTCGCGACCCTGTGGGAGCCTTGGCTACCAACGTCATCCCATCGAACGCGCCATCCGATCCGTACCAGTTTGTGGCCTACGAGGTCATCAAGCGGCTGATCAACTCCCCTGATCCTATTGCTTCAAATATTTTGAAGTTTGGTGTTGACCGAACCACGACCAAGCGTCAGACTATGACCCTGCCATACGGGCTGACCCTGCACTCTTGCATGGGTTACACCCGTGAATGGCTAGAGGAAAAGATGAGAAAGACTGGAGAGAATCCTTTTGGACTGGAGACTTACAAGCCCGTGGCTTTCCTTGGCAAGATCATCTGGGAATCTATTGATGATGTCGTGGGCTCAGCCAAACGTGGCATGGATTTCATCCGTGGATGCATGGGTGTGCTTATTGACAACGATGTCACGCCTCATTGGATGACTCCCATCGGCTTCCCCGTTCGTATGCGCTACGAGAATTACGATGTGATTACGGTCTCTACGCGCATCGGGGCCAAGGCAAAGGTGCTTTCTTTGCGTCAGGAGAACGGAAAGCAGAGCAAACGTAAGGCTCTGAACGGCGGCCCCGCAAATTACATTCACTCTCTTGACGGATTTGGTGGACTTCTTGGTCACACAATCAATATGTGCGCTTCTAATGGCATCAACCACCTTGGCTGCGTCCACGATCAGATCCTTTGCCTCTCTGGCGACTACATGAAGACCTCTTCTTGCGTCCGCGAGGCAACTATTGACATATTTTCTCGTGATCTGCTGCGAGAATTTCGTCAGGGGGTCTTGACAATGCTCCCTTCGTCTGCTAGTCTGCCTGAAGTTCCAGAGTACGGTTCTCTGGACGTTTCAAAGGTTAGGGACTCTGACTACTACTTCAACTGAGTACAGAGTCTAGACAGGAGAATTCACATGAGTGCTACTAAGAAGAAGTTTGTTCGCATCACCTCCCCCATCGGCACGGCCATCTATCCCCGGCTGACCACGCCCGACACCAAGTTCGACAAGGACGGCGTGTACAGCGTGGATCTGGAGATGGACCCCACCGACAAGGAAGTTGCGTCCTTCATCAATGGACTGAAGAAGACGGCGGATGAGGCTTACAAGGCCACCTGCGAGAGCAAGGGCGGCAAGAAGTTGAAGCGGGCCGACCTCCCCATCAAGGAGACAGAGGACAACAAGATCCGCATCAAGTTCAAGTTGAAGGCCAAGGCGGGGAACGAAGAGAAGTCGTGGGAACAGAAGCCCGTGCTGTTTGATGCACAGGGAACCGCGATGCAGGCCGCTCCCAATGTCGGCTCCGGCAGCAAGGTGAAGGTTGCGTTTGAGGTCATCCCGTTCTTTACGGCCATGGTTGGCGCAGGGGTCTCCCTCCGCATGAAGGCCGTGCAGATCCTCGACCTCAAGGAGTACACCCCCGGCGACAACTTCGATGCCTACGGGTTCAAGGCTGACCCCAAGGGCTTCGTGGCAAAGGCTGCGACCGAGGCCACGACCGATACCACGGATGACGATTCGGACTTCTGATGAAGATCGTCCTCTGGGTTGATCCGACTCCTGCAAGCCGCCCCCGAGTTTCTCGGAAGGGATTTGCATACTATGGAAAGACCTACGAGCGGTATCGCCGTGAGGCAAAGGCAGCCCTTGGAGCCGTAAAAAAGCCCAAGGGCTGCCCCCTTCCCGGCCCTCTGAAAGTAAAGATTGCTTTCTACTGTCGGTCTCCCAAGAAGCCTTCCAACACTTGGCCCATTGGAGACATCGACAATCACATCAAGTCGATCCTCGACTCGCTCAACGGATGGGCGTGGGAGGACGATGTCCAGATCATGTGGATCGAAGCGTCCAAGCAGTACAGCACGAATCCACGCATCGAAATTGAATGGAAAGAATATCGTGAACAGCCACAAAGAGTCGGAGTTTCTACAGCATGAGCCATGCCCCAGTTGTGGGAGCAAGGACAACCTCGCCCGCTATACGGACGGCCATGCATACTGCTTTGGTTGCAAGTACTACGAGACCGGGAACGGTGAGCCGCTTCCTGAGATTAAGAAGTCTGGCAACCTGATCGATGTCGTTACTAGTGCGCTGAAGAAGCGCGGCATCACCGAGGACACCTGTCGCTTCTGGGGCTACGGCCTTGGCGAGTACAACGGACAGACTGTTCAGGTGGCCCAGTACATCAAGGATGGATCGGTGATCGCGCAGAAGTTGCGCTTCCCTTCCAAGGACTTCGTCACCATTGGCGAGTTCAAGGGAGCACCGCTCTATGGTCAACATCTGTGGCGGGACGGAGGCCGCATGGTTACCGTTGTCGAGGGAGAAGTGGATGCCCTCACCGTGAGCCAACTCTTCGGCAACAAGTGGCCTGTTGTCTCCGTCCCCACAGGTGCAGCGGGTGCACTCAAGTCGTTCCAGAACAATCTTGAATGGCTTGAGAAGTTCGACTCTGTCGTGATCATGTTCGATGACGATGAGCCGGGACGCAAGGCTGCTAAGGAATGCGCCATGCTACTCACCCCGGGCAAGGCCAAGATCGGAACCGTGAACGGGTTCAAGGATTCCAACGAAGCCCACATGGCAGGTGAAGGAAAGCGAGTCATCGATGCGGTCTATGGCGCTAAAGCCTATCGTCCGGATGGCGTTGTTCTTGGTGCGGATCTGTGGGATACTGTTAATGAAGACGATAAAAATGAATCGACTTCTTATCCGTGGACTGCGCTCAACAATAAGTTACTTGGAATCCGTAAGGGTGAACTAGTAGTCCTAACCTCAGGCACAGGCATTGGCAAGTCCTCTGTCTGCCGTGAGATGGTGTGCCACTTGATTCGCTCAGGCAAGAAGGTTGGGCTGCTCATGTTAGAGGAGAATGTGAAGCGCACAGGACGCAACCTCATGGGCATCCATCTGAATACACCCCCTTACTTTTGGGAAGATCGTGGGATCTCTGGGGAACAGAAGCGAGAGGCTTTCGATGCGACCGTGGCGAAGGTTGTACTTTTCGACCACTTCGGATCGGTTGACCCCGAGAACCTCCTCGCAAGAACCCGGTACATGATCAAGTCGTGCGGCTGCGACTACATCTTCCTTGACCACCTCAGCATCGTTGTGTCGGGGCTTGGTGACGGAGATGAGCGCAGACTGATCGACAATGCCATGACCTCCCTGCGTTCGCTTGTCGAGGAGACACAGGCAGCCATGTTCGTGGTCAGCCACCTGCGTAGGCCGGATGGAGACCGTGGCCATGAGGAGGGCGCAACGACCAGTCTTGCACAGTTGCGTGGCTCCCACTCCATTGCCCAGTTGGCGGATGCCGTCATTGGTCTGGAACGCAATCAGCAGGGAGAGGAACCGAATGAACTGGTACTCCGTGTTCTTAAAAATCGATTTACTGGAGATACTGGCATTGCCGGAATGCTCCGCTACTTCAAGGAAACCGGAAGACTGCACGAACTTGAAATGGAGGTCAACGATGAAATCTGATATTGTTATCCAACTTCGCATGAACAGCGAATGTCTTGCGCCATCGATCATGCTCGCTGCAGCAGACGAGATCGAACTCCTCCGCAAAGAGCGCGACGAGGCGAGGCGGGAAGCGGCAACATTCTACACTAACAACAAGGAGATTGACAATGACCAAGACTGCAACTAAGACTAAGACCGCAACCAAGACCAAGAATAGGACTAATCACATGAAGACCGCAACCAAGACCAAGAATATCACCGTTCATTCCGATGAGATCGTTACCGTTCACTCTGATGACCTTTACAAGATTGCAAAGACGATGGAAGGTCTGTTCAAGAAAATGAATGATCTTGACAACAAAATCTCGTCCCGAGACATCGATGTGTTTGACACGCTCAAGACCATCCTCATTCAGAATGAAATCGTCAGCGGATCTTCCGACCCCCGATTTTCCGACCCCCTCACTCTTCCAAAGAAGGTTTGTAACAAGGAGAACGGCAAGTGAGCAAGAAGAAGCGCAAGACCAAGATCACGAAGACTCAGCGAATTGAACAGCAACTCAAGTTGCTGTACAGGACAATGGAGGAGTATCGGGACATGGAATACAAACTGATCGCAACTGGTGATCGGATGTTCCACCGCATCTACCAACTTGAACAGATCATGAGTGGCGAGTACGAGGAGGACGGCAAG